CCAAAATATTTTACATTGCCACATTTTACATACTCTGTCCCAAAGACGGGAGCATTATATTGAAAGTCTGGATATATAACAAGAGACTCTGCAATAAACTTACCACGAATATGTAATTCACAAAGTCTTATTCTGCGGAGGTTTTCTGTTCTCCATACATAAGATTTTATACATGAGTTCTTATCTTCTATGACAGGACTCAACCAATTTGGAAGAGCAACTGGAGTCAGGTTCTGATATAATTCAAATAGTTTATTCCTAACTTCCATCACAGAGGTTCAATAATAGATATTTATTATGAGAGTTTTAACTATATTTGGTGGTGGTCATGACTCCTCTGCAACTTTTGTTGTTGATGGTAAAGTTGAAAGATATTTAAAAGAGGAGAGATATACTGGAGTAAAGCACGACACGAGTCATAATGCAATTATTGATACGATTATCAATAATAATCTTCTTGGCAATGTTGATTACATTATGCCAGTTAATCAACTAGATCGTACAGATGCTATAAAATTAAACAATATTTTGCAATCTTTTGCACCCGAAGCAAAGATTTTTAATCCACTAAATGAGCATCATTTGTTTCATGCATCTAATGCATTTTATAATAGTGGGTTTGAAGAGTCCTTGGTGATTGTTATTGATGCAGCAGGTGCAGAATTTAGCAAGAAGCATTTAAAAACATACGAATGCGACTCTGTTTATCTTGCTACTTATCCAAACAAATTTGAGAAGTTGTATAAGGGATATGCTACAGATGGAGAGTTTAAGGGTAGAGATGTAAAAAAGATTGTTAATTATTGTGAGTACCAGATCCGTGATATAAATTCTGGGTGGGCTAATATTGGTAACTTATATAATAGTGCTGCTCTAGCAATGGGTCAAACCCTTCAGGATTGTGGTAAAGCAATGGGATTGTCTTCATATGGAAAACCAATTCCAAAAATAAATCTAAGTGGGTTTGATGCACTAAAGAGTATAACTGAATATTTTAATGATAATTTACAATTTTTATCTGTACTGTATGGTGATCAAGATAGGTATCATCTTGATATTACAGAGAATAATTATCAAAAGTATGCTGATTATTGTTATGAAGTTCAGCAAGAGTGTATGAATCAAGTAATTGATTTAGTTAGAAAATATACTAGAAAGACTGGCGTTAAGAAGGTTTGCTTGAGTGGTGGATATGCAATGAATATTGTAACCAACTATGAGTTGACTCAAGAATTTCCAGAAATTGAATTCTTTTTTGAACCTCTTTGTAATGATGGTGGTATATCTGTGGGCGCTGCCATGTATATGTACAGAACGGTATCAAAAGATAAAACAATACACCCTATTGAGACAACTTCTTATCATGGTGTGGATCATGACATAGCATCGTATAAGGGTGTTACAGTGGATACTAAGGAGGTAGTTGATCTATTGTACCAAAACAAGTCTGTAGCGGTCTTCTACGGGCAGGCAGAGGCGGGTGAGAGAGCTCTTGGTAATAGATCGATATTGTTCAACGCTTTAAATCCTGATGCTAGAGACATAGTTAATAAAATAAAGAAGAGAGAATGGTATAGACCCTTTGCTGCAATGGTCTTAGAGGAAGATGCTCATTTGTACTTTGAGAATGCTATTCCAAGTAGATTCATGACACTTTCATTTCCTGTAAAGTCTGATATAATCCCTGGTGTAACTCATGTGGATGGAACCTGTAGGGTTCAAACCGTTGCATCTGGTCACATGTATGATATCTTAAGGGAGTTCAAAAACTTGACAGGTCATGGTATTCTATTGAACACCAGTTTTAATCTTGCTGGTCAACCACTTGTTGAAACAGCAGAAGAAGCACTCAAAACTTTAAACGAATCTACTCTAGATTATGTTTGGTTCTATGAAACTAAGCAGTTGTTTAAATCCACTTTTTGATATATAATTTTAAAATGGTGTCTGCACTAATGGAAGAGGACATTGACTTTGCACTCTACTATGATGTCGAGAAAGCAATTGACTATGCCTTTGAAGGAAAATTCGTACTTAAAATGTACGACTATCTAAAAATTTGTAATGCTAAGCGCCGACATGCTGACGAGTTTATTGAAAGTAATACGGCAGCAGAGATCAATTTATTGATTTTGGACCTAGAAGAATATCTTCAAGGTGGTCAAGACGATACTCACAAGCAATTGCGAGAAGGATATGGTCACATTCCAAAACCACAAGCAAGAAAAATAAAAGAATATCTCTATGGTATTCTTGAAGATGCCTGGAGATACAGCAATGACAAAAAACCAGGAAGACGAAAGAAGTCAACTAAATAAATCAGAAGAATCTCCAGATATCAATAGGGGATTCGAGTTAATGTTGCGACATCGCAGCAGGAGGGAGAAACCAAAACCTAAAACATTTGGCATAATGTTTGGAAAGGTTATCTCTCTCCTCAATCGAGAGATACACTTCCACTTTGAATTAAAACTTGGTATTCTTAAAAAGAAGTAATCTCGGGAGCAGTCCGATGTTAGCAATTACACTTACATTCTCCGCATTATTTTCCATAATGATGCTCATTGTGGGCGGAGTGGTTGGTTGGATGGCGAAGGAACATGTACTAATGTCTTCACCAGTCTATACACATCCCGAAATGTTTGACGAAAATGGGAACATTCTTCCCGATGAAATTTTAGCAGTACGATTTGAAAATGGCTATGACGACTACGAAGAAGAAGACGACTAAACCTATTCCTGAATTGCAACCCAATCCCTTCATGCATGAGATCCTTGATCTGGTTCATGTTCAGAGAACAGTTGCTAAGAAGGCGGAGGTGTTGCAAAAGTATAGGACTGAAGGTCTGGTTGCACTTCTGATTTGGAATTTTGATGACACTGCTGTGTCTGCTCTTCCTGAGGGTGATGTACCTTACTCTCGTGCAGAGGAGCAGACTGCACAAAACGAATCCCTATCTGCTTCAATTGAGAAGTTGAATAAGGTTGACGGTCTGTCTAAAATGGATGAAGTTGTTCGTAAAAGGGCAACTTCTATTCGTAAGGAATGGCAAAACTTCTACAATTATTTGCAAGGGGGGAATCCATCTCTTACCAGTCTCCGTAGAGAGACGATGTTCATTCAAATGCTTGAAGGACTTCATCCTAGGGAAGCCGAGATCATGGTTTTGGTTAAGGACAAGAAGTTGCAGACTAGGTATAAAATTACTAAGTCCGCCATCGCTGAGGCATATCCAGATATCCAGTGGGGAGGTCGTAGTTGAGTAAAAGTAAAATCAGAATACTTCACGAGGATTGTGATCCAGAGTCAGTTGATGATAAGTCATTACCTTGCACTGCTTACTTTGTAACTTACATAAAGAGTGGTCGTAAGTGTTATGATTTAGTCATGGCTGGTAAAAAAGTAGATATTTTTGATCACTACTGGGACATGTATAGACATGATCTTCTTGAGTTCAAACAATCTTCTGGAACAACGAATCCTAAGTTATATAATCCACCAAAAGGTAAAAAATAATGTCTAATGGATTTGGTGAAGGCGATGGTAAAGCCAAAGTCTTTGTACAAAAAGAAGAAGTAGAAAAACTGATCAAAGAATATAAAAAGATCAAAAAGTATATGAAGTCTCCTCTCTATGAGATTAAAAATCTGGATGGGAGTGAAACACTTGTCAATAATCTCTTAAAGGAATACGGAGAAGACAATGATTCACAAGTTGATAACGATGCTTGATCCTGCTTTAGTTGGATCAATTCTGGGAACCTTACTTTTGGTTCCCTTTAGTTATTTCATATATGATGTGAAGAAGAATCCCGACAAATATAAAGAGCACTAGTTGACAAATCGTCGGGACTCTACTAAACTATCGGCATGAATACGTTTTATTATGTCAAACTATAGACCCTATTCCCCTGAGTGGAATAGGAAAAGATACTTGACTGAAGCAATTCAGACCTACTTCAATGATGATGTTGATGTTGATGTCATCGTTGACGATATTAATTGTGCTCTGGAAGAGCAGAGAGATTATTATCTCGGTCGTGCAGAGAAGTTGGATGCTGTTATTGCAGGTCTCAATAAATAAAATTAAAGGTACAGATCACCATGCTATCAACTCAGTATCGTCTTCGCTTAGAAGGCATCTGCAAAAAGATCTCTAATAAAGAAGATGTAGAATTAAGTGATATGATTTGGGCAGAAAAACTTGCCAAATCATATACAACTGCTAGAGACTGGTTGAACAAAGCACGTCGTCAAGCTGCTCATGATATTCAGGAGGGCAGCATGGATGATTTTATGAATAAGATGGGACTAGGTGACCCCGACCCATCTAATTACAAAA